GGAGTCAGGTAAACCTAGCTAAAAAATTAGGTGTTACACCTGAACAATATGTCCTTGAGATGAGAAAATTGGAGAACAAATAATGACTACTACCAAAAACATGCCACGTGAATTAGAAACTCGTGCAGTAACTGAACGTCCAAAGCAATGGCAACAACCAGAGTTATTGCCAGAACCAGATATGCAAGAAGGTTATGCTTATCGCTGGATTCGTGTTTCAACTTTGAATAGTGCTGACCCACGTAACCTATCTGCAAAACTCAGAGAAGGTTGGGAAGCAGTAAAGAGTGTAGAACAACCACAACTAGCAATGTTAGCTGATCCTAATAGTAGGTTTAAAGATAACATCGAAGTTGGTGGATTATTATTATGTAAGACTCCAAAAGAATTTGTAGAACAACGGAATGCACATTTCGACAATCTATCAAAATCTCAAACCGAGTCTGTAGACAATAACATCATGCGTCAAAGCGATGCCCGTATGCCTATGTTCTCTGAGCGTAAGTCTACAACTAGCTTTGGCAAAGGTAATTAATTTAATTAAGGAGTATTTTTATGGCATATCCTGTCGTAGCAGCACCTTATGGGCTAAAACCCATAAACCTTATTGGAGGTCAGGTATTTGCAGGTTCTACCCGCATGTACCCAATCCAGTACGCTTATTCAACCGATATTTTTTATGGCGATTTTGTTGTTTTATCTCGTGGTAACATAACACGCGCCTCAGTATCTACTGGTACAACTTTGAACCAGACTGTAGGTATTTTCTTAGGCTGTACTTTCACCAATCCTGTTACCAAGCAGAAACAGTTTAGCCAATATTGGCCTGCTAGCACTACTGCTGGTGACTGCCAAGCTTATGTATTAGACGACCCAGATGCAGTATTTGAAGCGGTTGTTTGTTCTTCTGGTACTACTATCGCTTCTGGCGCTTTGGCAATGGTTGGTTGTAATGTATCAGCAATCAACAACACTGGTAGCACAAACACTGGTAATTCAGCAAATGCTATTTTGGCACCTTCTGCCACACCAGTAACCACAACGCTACCTTTACGTGTAGTTGGTGTTGTGCCTGATACAGCTGTTAGTTTAGGTTCAGCTACTTGGAGTGCGGGTACAACTACTTTAACCGTCAGTGCTTTGCCTTTCGCATTACCAGTTGGTACAGACGTTTCTGTGTTAACCGCAAACGGTCAAATCGCAGCGACAGGTTCTTTTGTTGCTACCGCAGCCTCCGCAGGCGCAACTTCTGTTGTGCTTAACCAAGCTGCTTCATTCACAATAGGCACTGCTCCGTACACCTCGACTGTAATTTTTACTCAGTATCCTGAAGTTTTGGTTAAGTTTAACCAAGCTTTACATGGTTACTATTCCGCCACTGGCGCTTAAGGGAGATTTATAAATGGCTATTTCACGCGCACAATTATTAAAAGAGTTACTCCCAGGCTTGAACGCTTTGTTCGGTTTGGAATATGCACGATATGGTGAAGAACACAATGAAATCTACGATACAGAGACTTCAGAGCGTTCTTTTGAAGAAGAAACAAAATTGTCTGGCTTCTCAGCTGCACCTGTTAAAAACGAAGGTTCTGCCATCGCTTATGACAATGCACAAGAAGCATGGACTGCTCGCTACAACCACGAAACTATTGCTTATGGCTTCAGCTTAACTGAAGAAGCTATTGAAGATAACTTGTATGACTCATTGTCTGCTCGTTATACTAAAGCATTGGCTCGTGCTATGGCGTACACAAAACAAGTTAAAGCTGCTGCAGTATTGAACAACGGCTTCAACGGTGCTGTAGTTGGTGGTGATGGTGTTTCACTATTCTCTGCTGCTCACCCGTTAATTAGTGGTGGTACAAATAGTAACCGTCCTGCAGTTGCAGCTGACTTGAACGAAACTTCATTGGAAAATGCAGTAATTCAAATCGCAGCTTGGACTGATGAACGTGACCTATTGATTGCAGCTAAACCTAAGAAACTTATCGTTCCACCAGCATTGCAATTCGTTGCAACACGTTTGTTGGAAACTAAGCTTCGCGTAGGTACAACTGATAACGACATCAACGCTCTAGAAAACAACGGTTCTATTCCAGAAGGTTACACAATTAACCACTTCTTGACAGACAACAACGCTTGGTTCTTGACTACTGATGTTCCTAACGGTATGAAACACTTTGTTCGTACACCATTGCAAAATTCTATGGATGGTGACTTCGACACAGGTAACGTACGTTACAAAGCTCGTGAACGTTACAGCTTTGGTTACTCAGACCCACTAGGTATGTATGGTTCTCCAGGCGCTTAATTAGGCTTGGTAATGAAAAGGGGCTTCGGCCCCTTTTTTAATGATTTTACGTATGGAATAGTTTGTTTTTAGGCGTATAACTATACTCATGGTGTACATCCAGTGCACTTTTTAAACTTGGAGAATTATTATGTGGACAAAACCAGCAGCTACAGAAATGCGTTTCGGCTTTGAAGTAACAATGTACGTAATGAATAAATAGTATTAGGGGCTTAGGCCCCTTTTCTTTTTATCCTCATGGTAGTGATGCTTGCGGTGACAATTACTACATAACACCACACACTTATTCATAATCTCTTCCATTGCAAAGTTAAAACGCCCTGCACGAAGTAATTCGGTAATCTTTTTGTTAACTGGATTGGGTATTACATGATGGAAATCTAATGTCGCGGGATGGTTTTCACCACATTGAGTGCATGATAAACGGGACTTAAACGCTGCAAATTCAGCCCTCTTTGACTTTCTTGCCTTACCTGATGCAGCTATTATCTTATCTTTATTGGCCTCATAATATTTCTTCGCATATTCTTTCTGCTTTTCTTTCTTTTTAGCAGGGTCTTTATAAGGCATAAACTCTCCAAAATACTTGCGTAATTATATAATATGTGTATGATTCAGTTATCTGGGATTTATATTCTTACCAACTGCCCCAGCAGACGATGCAAAGATGGTAAGAAGAACTTTTGCATAAAGGAATCTATTATGGCTATCGCTACTCATTTAGGCCCATGGTTATTGGGCACAGTTAAGAATACCACAGGTACTACTGCGGGTACAGTTAGAAATACAGGCGCTACAATCGTAGCTCAAACAGGCACTATTGGTGCTGCAGGCACAACTACAATCGGTTATCTTCCAGCTGGCGCGTTAATTACAAGCGTTCAACTAATTACTACTACACTATTCGATGCTGGCACTGTGACAATTAGAGTAGCAGGTACAGCTATCACTTCGGCGTTCACATTGCCTACATCTAACTTCGGTCCAACAGCTATTACTGCCGCTACTACAACTGGCGCAGCTGCTCTGTATAATAACGTTGGTACTACTGACGTAGCCGTTACTGCTGTTGTAGCCACTGCCGCTTCTGGTGCAGGTACTGTAGTTATTGGCTACATGGTTCGTAACGCAGACGGTACATACCAACCAACAGCGTTTACAGCTTAATTAATCTGAACGGGGCTACGGCCCCTTCTTGAAAACTAAGGAGATTAATTATGCGTCAGCAAATCGTAACAAAAACAGGCACGGGTTCTAGTCCCGTCATTGCCACAGATACATACATTAGCCCATTTAACGTGGGCTTTGGCGTTGTCGTAACAGGCACCGTGAACTACACAGTACAACATACGTTTGATAACCCTCAAACAAACCCAAACCCAACTTTTTTTAGCCATCCAACAGTGATAGCACTAACAACCAGTCAAGATGGTAACTATGCGTTCCCAGTAGCGGCAATTAAAGTGCTAGTTAACTCAGGCGCAGGCACAGCAACACTAACAGTTATTCAAGCAGGAATTGCATAAAATGGCTAAATGCGCACTTATTAAAGATGGAGTAGTGATAAATCTTATTGTAGCAGAAGTTACAGATACTCCACCAAAGGGATGTATTTTAGTAGAACTACCTGACTATGATGTAGGTTACACATGGGATGGAGTACGATTTCACCCACCAAAGGATATTGAGTAATGGCTGATAGATATTGGGTAGGCGGCTCAGGCATTTGGTCTAAAACTACTCCTGAATTTTGGTCTACAGTATCAGGAGGGTCTGGTGGCGCTTCTGTTCCAACAATTAATGATGCTGTTATTTTTGACGGTAATAGTAGCGCAGGCAATGTTACTTTATTTGAGGATGTTGTTTGTTTATCGGTTTCAAACCTTAACAGCTTAATAACATTTACTTTTAATGGTAACTTTTTAACTGTTGGAAGTCAAAAAATAACAGTAAGAACATCAGGTACTTTATTTACAATACCCACTGATTGGAATAATGCTTCTAATAACATTTATCTAATCGGTGCTGGCGGTGGTGGCGGTGGTTCTAGTTACGGTAACACTGTATCTAATAGGGCTGGCGGCGGTGGTGGTGGTGGTGGTGGATTTTTAGCGATTACCAACCAGTCTTACAATGCAGGAAATAGTATTGAGTACGCAATCGGTACAGGAGGAACTCCTGGGTCTGGTGGTTCAGGTAATACAGTAACTGCTGGCACAGGTGGCGCTACCTTTTGGAACACAATTGGCGGTGGCGGCGGTGTATTTGCAACAGGCGGTACGGGTGGCTCATCAACAGGTAATACCCCAACTTCTGCAGGCGGGGTAGGCGGCACGGGGGGTACAGGCGGTATTGCTTATACTGGCGGTGCTGGTGGTTTAGGTGGTACACGAACAGATGGTGGCGCTACGGGTGGTGGTGGTGGAGGTGGCGCTGCTGGACCTAACGGGAATGGCGGTGCAGGCGGTAGAGGTGCAATAACTCCCGTTCCCGCTAATAATCGTGGTGGTGGCGGTGGTGGTAATGGTGGAGGTACAGCAGGTACAAATAGTAGTGATGCAGGAAGCTCAGATGGTGCAGGAGGTAATAACTCAGTAGGCTCGGGTGGCGGTCTTTCAAAAACTTTAACAGGAAAAGGCAATGCGGGAACATCTGGTGGTGGCGGTAGCGGAGGATTTGGTACTGGCGTTGCAGGCGGTAATGGCGGTGTAGGTAATGAAATTCTTGGGGTACTTGGTTCAGGCGGCGGTAGTGGGGGAAGCACAAATTTAAGTAATTCTACAGGCATTCCTGGTAGCTTTGGTGGCGGCGGTGGCGGTGCGGGGAATCAAAATAGCACAGTTGTATTTAACGGTCGTACAGGGCGTAATGGCGCAATCATTATTGTATATACCCCACTACCACCAACATACGCAGTCGGCGGTGATGACGTAGCAAACTATGTTAATACCACATCAGGACAAGTAATTGATGTTACTGCTAATCACGGACTAGGCGGTCTAGGGGTGGTAACTAGAGCAAGCTTGACAGGAAGACTTGATTTATCTTTTGTTATTGCTACAGACATGCAGTACCCAACTATTAACGTCTCAGCTATTCCAAACTATATCGCAGGTAAATCAGATGTAACAATTACTGTAAATGATGGCGTGTATTTGTACGGATATAGTTTTAGGACATACAACGCTAGTGTCCCAGTATCTTCTCCTCTTAGCGCTACAATGAATATTATTGGAGGTACCGCAGGCGACACTATTAAGCTAGTTAACAACGGATTTATCTTGGGCGCTGGCGGAGATGGTAGTGGAGCAATTAGTGGGCAAACAGTTAACTGTTGTTGCACTTTTTCGTATCAGTGGAATACAGCACCATCAACCCCAGGTCAAGCTGCATTAGCAATAACATACCCACTAACACTAGTAAATAACGGATACATTGCTGGGGGCGGTGGGGGTGGCGCAGCTGTTCCAGGTAATCAATTTTATAACTACAGTCTTATGGGGGGCGGTGGCGGTGCAGGCGGTGGGATAGGAATAGACCAAATAGGTGCAGCTTCAACTCGTGCAGTACCACCAAACGTTGGAAATAATGGCACTTCTCAATCGGCACAGTATGGCCCATGTGCTTGTCAAACCTCAAACTTTATTTCAGGGGGCGGCGGTGGATTTGTTTTACCTGGCGTTGGTGGTTTAGCGCAAACAGGGGCATCCTCTATTGGTCAGGGTGGGGGTTCGGGCGGCGCAGGGTCTGCGTATGACCGTTTAAGTACTACTCGCGCATTTAATAATAATGGCGGAACTGCTAACGGACAACCACCAAATTATACAAGGTTTACAAATACAATACAAAGTGGCGGTGGCGGTGGATGGGGAGCTACTGGTGGCACGAGCGTTTCTGAGAATACTAACTTTGACGTTGGGGCACCAGGTGGAAATAGCATCATCACAAACGGTAATGCAATTACTACAGTTACTGCTGGCACACAATACGGGGCCTTAACAACTAATACTACAACCTACGTAACAACATTAAGTTCTTCTGAAACCACAACAGCAATACAAATTCCTGGTATAGCTACATTTACTGATGTAATTATTATTGTTCCTGCAGGGGTTACGCTAAGAAGTGATGACCCTGCTTTCCCAGCGTTATTTATTGAAAATTTTAGTTTTGAACCTATACTTAGGGTTAAAATTATTGTAAACGGTGCCATCCTTGGTAAGGGCGGTGCTGGAGGTAATGAAGTAAGTGGCCCTCAACAGGGTGGTGAAGCTATAAGAATCTCTGCATTTTCGGTTGATGTCGCTGGGTCAATCACGGTTGACTGCACTTATGGCTATGTAGCTGGTGGTGGCGGCGGTGGCGGGTATGCAGTTTGGAATCCACTTGCCACATACTACGTGTATGGCGGTGGCGGTGCAGGGGGTGGTAATAGCGGATACGTAGGCTTCTCACAAAACGTTGCATTAGGAGCTACAACAGTAGGCGCTTCAGGAAGCAATGGTACTACAGCACTTGTTGGTTCTACTGAATATATATCAGGTGGTGGTGGCGGATTAATTGTCCCAGGAACTTCAGTTTCATTAGGAACAAAAACAACTGCAGCAGCTTTCCCAGGAATTGGCGGTTCAGGTGGTGGTTCAGGTGCAGCACGTAAATCATCTACTGTATCAACTGTTTTTGAGAATGACGGTGGTGGGTTTAATAATGATGGCGGAACGCAACCTAACGGACTTGCAAGAGTATCAGGTGGTGGTGGTGGTGGTTGGGGAGCTAATGGCGGTACTGGCAAACAACAAATATCAGCCATACAAGCTGGGGCTTTAGGTGGCTCAGCAATTAATACTGAATTAAGTATAGCCGTGTATGTAATCAACCCAACCAACCTTGCAGGTGGAATATTTTAAGGAAAAATTATGGCAAAACAATATCAAGTTCAAAATTATATTAACGGCAAGCCTGAGATATTTGACTCAGAAGCAGAAGCTAACGTTCGTATTAAGGAAATAGAAGCCGAGTTAATGGCAAAACATGAACGTAGCTTTAGCGTAATTCTTACTGTGCCGACAGCACAAGGTATGATGTGGATTGCCCCATCAGAGAACTCAGAAGAAGACGCTACCTACATGGTGTTTGTCCCTAAATTCGGTCAGTACGAAAACGTAAAGGGCCGCACAGCTGCGTATGCTAGAAGGCAAGCGTTGATTGACGAGTTCTTAGCTGAGTTCACACAAACACCGCAACTATACGTAGCACCAGTACAACCTAAGACAACAGGCACACAAGAGCTATGATAAAGAACGTCCCACCAGCCCACTCGTTTACCTATGATGGTGCGAGGATTAACGTATTCCACGTTAACAAGGGCGAGGGATTACCTAGACACAGCCATATATACGCTCATGCATCGTTTTGTACAGCAGGTTCATGTATAATTCGCAAAGAAAACAAAGAGCTTGTGATGGATAAAACCACACAGCCAGTAAACCTAAAAGAAACAGAATGGCATGAAATAGAAGCACTAGAAGATAACACAGTATTCATTAACGTATTCGCGGATAAACATAATGGCTAAAGAAACTAAACCAGCTAAGGCAATGAAGAAGGGCGGACCTACGCTTGCAGTGGGTCGTGGTGAAAAACTACCTGTATCACAAGGTGCTGGACTTACAGCCAAAGGTAGGGCAAAATACAATGCAGCAACAGGGTCTAATTTAAAGGCACCACAACCAGAAGGCGGACCACGGAAGAAGTCGTTCTGTGCCCGTATGTCAGGTATGCCAGGCCCAATGAAGGATGAAAAAGGTCGTCCTACCCGCAAAGCAGCTTCACTAAAAAGATGGAAGTGTTAAATGATTAAAGAACTCTTAGATAAACTAGATTCGGTTAACGAGCATACTAAACATGTAATTGACTGGACCTCAATTGGAATTGCCTTTGGCTCTCTAATACAAATACTACCATCAATAGCAGCAGCGTTATCAATCTTGTGGACCATAATCCGCATTTACGAAACTAAGACGGTACAAAACTTTATCAAGAAATGGAAGAAATAAAATGGCTAAAATGGACATGATGCAAGACAAAAAGATGGTTAAGAAAGCTGTTGGTATGCACGACAAACAACAGCACAGTGGCAAAAAAACCGATATGTCAACCCTTAAAAAAGGCGGCATGGCTGGTAAACACGTAATGCCAGGCGGTAAGGTAATGAAAGATTCTGCTATGGGTAAGATGGCTAAAGGCAAGGGCTATGAGGCTGGTGGTATGGCTATGGTTGAAAAAAACGGTAAGAAAGTCCCAGCTTTTGCTGCTGATGGTGTTGGTAAAATGAATAAAGGTGGTATGGCTAAGATGGCTAAAGGCGGTTGTATGGCTAAAGGCGGCGGCATTGAAGTCCGCGGTAAAACTAAAGGAAAGGTTTGCTAATCATGGCTGAACAATTTAAAAGTATGACACCTGAAGATATCCGCGAACAAAAGATGCGTGACAAAATGGGTGCAGCGGCAGACAAAGCTCGTGAAAATAGTTTAGGTACAGGTAAAGAACCTAGCGCAATGGAAATGCTTGGTAACCTAGGCAAAAAAATTAAAGACTCTGTTATGGGTACTGACAAGCCTGCTCCAGCACCAGAAAAGAAAAAAGCTGGTGGTATGTGTGGTGGTAAAGCTATGAAGAAAATGTCTGCTGGTGGTTCAGCTTCAAGCCGTGCAGACGGATGCGCTGTTAAAGGTAAGACTAAAGGAAAGATTTGCTAGATGAAAGCGTCTCGTGGCATGGGTGATATTAATCCTTCAAAGATGCCGAAGGGTAAAAAGATTGTTCGTAAGGACAAACCACAGGACGTAGAGATGTACAAAAAAGGCGGTAAAGTATCACTACCTAGCACCCCTAAAGCTCCTAAAGGCAAGAAGTACGCCGAAGGCGGTGAGGCTAAGTCTAAAGTTAATGAGGCTGGTAATTATACTAAACCTAGCAAACGAGAAGCACTGTTTAAGAGCATTAAAGCTTCTGCAACACATGGTACAGCCGCAGGGCAATGGTCAGCACGTAAAGCACAGTTACTAGCTAAACGATATAAAGAATCAGGTGGCGGATATAAATGAGTGCGCTAGCTAAAAGCCAAAAGTCGCTAAAAGCTTGGGGAGACCAGAAGTGGACTACCAAGTCAGGTAAAAAATCATCTGAAACGGGTGAACGATACCTACCTGAAAAGGCGATTAAAGCACTTAGCCCAGCAGAGTATGCTGCAACAACTAAAGCAAAACGTGCAGGTAAAGCAGCTGGTAAACAATTTGTAGCACAGCCAGACAAGATTAAAAGTAAGGTTAAGCCCTTTAGAAAGGTAAAATAATATGGTTGCTTGCTACATGAGTTTTATTACAGGCATGATGGTCGGGGTTGAGTTAGCTGACTATGAAGATAGCAACTATTTAATTATTAATTTATTCATTGTGCAAATTATGCTTGAGTGGGAAAAATAAATGACAACTACTGGTACTGCAGCGTTTAACTTAGATTTAAATGACCTCATTGAAGAGGCTTTTGAGCGTTGTGGTTCAGAGCTACGTACAGGTTATGACTTTCGTACAGCACGTCGTAGTTTAAACTTATTAACGATAGAATGGGCAAACCGTGGAATCAATTTATGGACTATTGAGCAGGGCCAGATTACTCTTACTACAGGAGTGGGAACATATGACCTACCTGTTGACACCATTGACTTACTGGACCAAGTAATCAGAACCCAGCCAGGCACAATACAACAAACTGATATTAATATTAACCGTATATCAGAGTCTACCTATGCAACTATCCCAAACAAATTAACACAAGGCCGCCCTATACAGGTGTGGATTAATCGTCGTTCAGGAGCTACGGAACCAAGTGGAATTAAGAACCCGCAAATCAATGTCTGGCCTACACCTAACGCTCCAGACGGGGAATATATTTTTGTTTATTGGCGCTTACGCAGAATACAGGATGCTGGTGATGGTGTTAATACTCAGGATATTCCATTCCGTTTTCTTACGTGCATGGTCGCAGGACTAGCTTATTACTTAAGCATGAAGATTCCAGGCGTAGACCCAACGCGCTCAATGGCACTTAAAGCAGACTACGAACAACAGTTTGAACTAGCGGCAGCAGAAGACCGTGAGAAAGCGAGTATTCGTTTCGTCCCACGTAACATGAGTTATACAAGATAATGCCAACCAAGTACGCTAGTGGTAAGCACAGTATTGCCGAGTGCGATAGATGTGGACAAAGATACAAGTTATCAGAACTTAAAAAGCTAACGATTAAAACTACACAGGTCAATATTAAGGTTTGTTTTGAGTGCTGGGACCCTGACCAACCGCAACTACAACTAGGTATGTACCCAGTTAACGACCCACAAGCGGTTAGAGAACCACGCCCAGATACCAGTTATGCGGTGTCAGGTCTAGGAATAGATGGATATTCACAAGATGGTAGCCGTCAGATTCAGTGGGGATGGGCGCCTGTAGGTGGGGCAAGTGGGTTTGATACAGTATTAACACCAAATAACTTGATTGCAATTGGTCAAGTAGGTATAGTAACGATAACAACTTAGGAGTATTAAAATGGCTTATAAATCAGGCGCTGATGGTGTAACTAAATCAGGCAAAACAAAAGGTAAGAACTTAGGCGACGACGGTAAAAAAGTTGGCGTTCAATCAGGCGGTAAAGGCTCTGATGGTGTTTCTAACGAATCACGTAAAGCATTAGGTCGCAATTTATCACGCGTAGCAAACCAAGGATAATATCATGGCTAAAAATGATTCTGTAAAAGTAACACCAGCTGACTCCTATCCGTTAGGACACGCTAAAGAAAACAAAGATGCTAGTGCATATACTGATTTTGTATACCCATCAGGTGGTGGCAATGACATCGGTGTGTACAAGCAACCAATGAACAACACTTATAGCTCAGACATTAATGCTAGCGTTAACCCAAACACTCTTGCAGCTAAAGATGTCACTCGTTCTACACTTGCTATGGACGTAAATATTAGTGGTAAAAAAGCAGTAATGAACCCACACGGTGTAGGCGAGATGCGTGGCTACGGCGCTGCTACTAAAGGTCGTAAGATTAGTGGGAAAATGGGCTAATGAACTACATCCAGCTAGCGCAGGCAATTCAAGATTATTCTGAGAATACAGAATCACTATTTGTATTAAACATTCCTACCTTTATTCAACAGGCTGAGAAACGTATATACAACACAGTGCAATTGCCTTCGCTACGCAAAAATGTAACAGGAACTTTAACTACATCTAATCAATACCTAACACTTCCAGCTGATTGGTTAGCTAACTTTTCAGTGGCAGTCATTGAAGATTCTGGCAAATACACATACCTGCTAAACAAAGATGTTAACTTTCTTCGTGAATCATACCCAAACCCAACAGTAACGGGGCTGCCAAAGTATTACGCAGTTTTTGGGCCACAGTATAACGCAGCAAATGAACTATCTTTAATACTGGCTCCATCACCTAGTAGTAATTATAGCGTAGAGCTACATTACTTTTACTACCCAGTATCAATTGTGCAGGGGCAAATTTTAGCTTTTACTAATATCGTTACAGGCGCAAACTACGAGAATAATATATATTTTAATGTGCCACTAACGGGCGGCTCTGGAACGGGCGCAACAGCAACTATCACAGTATTTCAAAACGGTATAACTAGCGTAATTGTTGAAAACCCAGGTTCGTTATACGCTGCTGGAGAAATATTATCAGCGGATGCTTCTTATCTTGGTGGTTCTGGTGTAGGTTTTGCGGTAACAATTAGCTCGGTATCAAACACAGATGGCACTTCATGGGTAGGCGATAACTATGACCCTGTGTTGTTTTATGGCGCTATGCGTGAAGCAATAATCTTTATGAAAGGTGAGCAGGACATGGTTACGTACTATGAAAAGATGTTCCAAGAATCCTTAATGCAACTTAAACGTCTTGGTGATGGACTTGAACGAAATGATTCGTACCGTAAGGGTCAAACTAGCTTGGAATATAAAGGTCTATAATGGCAATCGTCCAAACACAGTGTACGATATTTAAAGAAAACGTATTAAAAGGTTTAGAGAATTTTGCGGTTGGCACACCGTATACATACAAGATTGCACTATATGATGCTAACGCCAATTTAGATGCGAGCACTACTGAGTATACAACTGAGGGAGAAATCAATTCAGGGGGGTACCTTGGAGGAGGCGAAACGCTGACCATCATACCTCCTGCCTATAGTGGCTCAACTGCATACGTTTCGTTTGGCACTGTAACATGGAACCCAGCTATTTTTACATGTAGAGGCGCTTTAATATATAATAGTACTACTAACGCTGCTGTGGCGGTACTAAACTTTGGTTCGGACAAAACAGCAGCAAACACATTTACAATTACTTTTCCAACGGCGGATGCAGCAAACGCCATAATTAGAATTTCTTAGGAGTTTATTATGACAAAAGAGAAGCAAGGCTTTGGCGATAACGCTATAGTTACAATGGCAACAAACGCAGCTGATAATGAAACAGTAGGTATTGAAGGCATGTACCACGTTGAATGTCGTGACGCAGCTGGTAATCTAAAATGGGAAGAGTCATTTCCTAACCTAGTAAATGCTGTTGGTAAGCAATTAATGCTAGACACTTTGCTACGTACATCAGGCACATACACTACAGTAGGCCCTTTCTTGGGTCTTGTTAACGGTGCAACCCCTGCATTTACAGCCGCAGACACAATGAGTTCACATGGCGGTTGGACAGAGTTTATTAATTATACAGTTGGTGGGTCAGGTGTTCGTGGTACAGCAGTATTTCCTTCGGGGGCAACTTCATCAGGTACTACACCATCAAACGTTACAACCGCAACAGCTACAGCGATTACATACACAATTAACGGTGCAGGTGGTACAGTTGGTGGTTGTTTCTTGGTTACAGGTGCAGGCGCTTCTAGTTCGTTTTCTCCAGGTAATACAGGTATATTATACAGCGCAGGTGCTTTTACCACAGCTAAGGTTACAACATCTGGCGATACGGTATCAGTCACATACTCTACAACTGCTACAAGCTAAGGAGTCTTAAATGACTTTCCAGGTAAAAGACCGTGTACAACAAGCAGCTACGGCTAATAGCACAGTTAGTTTTACTTTAACTGGCACAGTTACTGGATTTGTACCATTTTCTACGGCTTTTGCTGCTGGTGATACTACATACTATGCTGCTACCGATGCTTCAGGTAACTGGGAAGTTGGTGAAGGTACGTTTCAAACAGGACCAAGCCGTTTAATTCGTACTTCTATTTTTGATTCTAGTAATGGATCGAGTGCAGTTAATACATTTAGCGGTACTGTTACTGTATTTGTTACCTACCCAGCAGGTGCTTCAGTATTGTTAACCGCAACAGGTGAATTAAACCAAGTGGTAACTATCCCTGCAGGTAGTGAATACCTAGGGAACCCTGTAGACGTTGCTTACGGTGGCACAGGGGTTACTGCATCGTCTGGCGCTAACTCTGTAGTTCTTCGTGATGCTAGTACAAACATTACCTTTAATAACTTCATAGCAGGTTTTGCATCAACAACAGCATCTGCAGGTACAACAATCTTAACGGCAGGCTCAGCAAGAAATCAGGTTCTAGTTGGTTCAACTACCCATACATTTCGGTTACCAAGCGCTACAACATTGGCACTAGGTCAGAGCTTTTTATTTATTAATAACTCATCAGGCAATTTAACAGTTACTGATAACGCATCCACAGTGGTTGAGGTTATTCCTCCTGGCGGCGTTACACAAAAAGGCGCATTAAGTATTGCAACATCCGCAGGTACTTGGGGTGCGTATTCATTTATTCCAGCTTACGTTAACTGGGGTACAAACACACTAAACCTAGCTACTACTGTAATTTCAGGTGGTACTTGGCAAGGTGGTACTATTGACACTGCTTACGGCGGTACAGGCTTAACTACATTTGCAGGGGCTAACAACGCACTATATTCATCAGCAGCAAATACTTTGGTGGCAGGGACTCTTCCAGTCCTAGCGGGCGGTACAGGTAATACATCAGGTGCAGCTACTCAAATTACAAACGCAGGTGGGTGGAATGTAACACCTAATGGCACGAATTTATTTTTTAGCTACAACGGCGTTAACAAAGGTAAGCTCGACTCATCAGGCAACCTAACAGTAACAGGTAACGTAACAGCATTTGGAACTATTTAATAATGGCTTTACCTACCTCTGGCCCATTAACACTTCAAAACATTCAAACTGAGTTTGGTGGTATTAACCCTATTAGCTTAAACGAATACTACGCGGGCGGTGGATTGGTACCTGCTGGGACTTCAGGAACAAATGGAGCAGTGCCTACAGGTAATACTATTTCAATCAATAACTTCTACGGTACGGCTAACCTTTTACAACTTGTAGTTAGTTTAAACACTCAAAACTTTAATTTGCTTACCGCAGCGCAGGCAGCGGGATTTGTTAACGGGTCTTCTAGGCCTATACAAGTAACAATTAATGCTAATGTATACGTTTGGTCTGATAATACAACTTTAGCGGCGTTTGACACAGGTGCAATTACTGGTAGCGGAACAATCACTATTATTAATAACGGCTACATCATTGGTAAAGGTGGCGCCGCAGCTACTACTACAACATCTGCCTCTATTACTAGTGAGGCTGGAGGCAATGCAATAAACATACAAAAATCAGTTACGATAATTAATAACAGTGGCGCGTTTATAGCTGGTGGTGGTGGTGGTGGCGGTACAGGTAGATTGGGTACTAATAGCATTTATGCTTTAGGTGGCGGTGGGGCTGGAGGAGGAGCTAGTGGCACTAACGCTGGGGGTGCTATTGGCATTGCAGGGGTACCTGCTACTTCTACTCAAACTAGTGGCGGTCAAGTCACTACAAATGGAGGTAGTGGAGGGCGTATTCTTTCTGGTGTAGGAGGCGCTTCAATAAGTCTTTTTATTCCCATCTCTGCTGGAGGAACTCTGAAACGTATCGGACTAGGAGGAGGTTCAGGGGGTTCGGGTTCAGCAATGACTGGAGGCCCCACTCAATCAGCTAAAGTTGCAGGTAGTGGAGCTGGTGGTACCGCTGGCGCAGTTGGAGGTAACGGGGGTGGCAGCAGTTCTAGTGGTTCAGAAACAGCGGCGGGCGGTGGTGGTGGTGGTTGGGGAGCAGCGGGTGGCTCAGGATTTAATAGTGCTGGTGGGACTTCCTTATCATGGGGGGTTGGTGGTGCAGGGGGTAAGGCAGTCAATCTAAACGGGTTTACTGGACCAATAACAGGTGCAGGAACAGTGTATGGAGTTAGTACATAATGTTTGGGATTAGCGCATTTTCACAGACACCTTTTTCTTCCCTTGCTGAAAAGTTATTTTTTGAATCGCCTATTGAAAACGTAGGGGTGACAGATATAAGAAATACAGTATCTACCTTTTTACAGTCAAAGACAGAAAATATTAATTTAAATGAAGTTAATGCTGATGATGGTTCTTTCTTTGCGCTAATAAATGAGTTTGTGGGTATGGCAGATGTTAAAACTATCATAGAATTATTTACAGTCAGTCAACTAGAAACACTCAGGGCAAATGACACACCATTGATTAGTGCACAATTTAAACCTATTCGAATAGAACCTACATCCCTAAACGATATACTTGACCCTTACTTTGCGGCATTACAGTCACGTACAGAGCCAGTGAGTATGAATGATATTAGAACTATTATAGCTGCATTGAAATTTACTATAGCAGAAAACATAAACCCAAATCAACTAGATACAATTTTAGCGCAGTTTAAACCTTCTATAGTAGAAGCACTACAAATGCTAGACGACCAATTTCCACGAGGCTGGATTAGAATCAATGACTCACAAGTAGTAACATGGACGCAAGTTAACAACACACAATAAACATCTTGGATTACAATAGGCAACATACAAAACCCAAGCTGGACTGATATTGACAACTTTCAAGGATAGAGATTAAAAATGCCATACTCACCCAATTTAAAATTAGAGTTAATTGACACAGGGGCCCAGTCAGGCGTGTGGGGCAACACTACCAACAATAACCTAGGAACTTTATTAGAGCAGGCAATTGCTGGCGTTCAGACTATTACACTTACAACTGTCAACAAGGTGCTAACAAACTTAAACGGTTTACCAAGTGAAGCTCGCAATGCAATTTTAATTGTTACAGGAAACCCAGGCGGGGTAAAGAAACTATTAGTTCCTACTGGACAATCAAAACTATACGTAATTGTTAACAACACTACTGGTGGCTTTAATATAGAACTGCAAACATGGTCAGGTGCAGGATTGACAGGAACTGGGCAAACAGCAGTAATTCCAAACGCATCAAGTATTTTAATTTTCTGTACAGGTACAGATTGTTTTGCGGTAGCTCCATATACTGCATATACTGCAGTGCCAGTTACATTTGATGGATACGCTGCTGGAAGTACACTTACTGTAACTTCTGCGCCATCAGCACCTATTGCCATTGGACAAACTGTTTATAACCCTGGTATTTTATACAACTATAGCGGTTTCCCTAGTGGTACTACAATTACTGGATTTGGTACGGGTACAGGCGGCACTGGTACATACACACTTAGTGTTTCAACTTATCCAACCCCACCATATCCAGCATCTACTCCTATTGCAGTTGGTGCAGTAGGTTTTCCACAACCTATCGTAGCACTAAACACTCTGAATCAAATTGCTACCGTTGACTACGTTCAAAGTAAATCTAGCTCAGTATACTTACAAGACGCACCTACTGCGGATACTGCAACAGCTGCAGCCTACGAAGGTCAAATTGCAACCACTGGCGCTAATACAGGCGTGTTAATTATTAGTAAATTCTACGTAACTGGCAATCCAATTGGGTTGGGGCAGTATTTAAACGCAGACGCTATTTCTGACGGCACTTATGTTTCTAGTTTTGGTGCAGGCGCATCTGATGCTAACGCTTCATTTACAGGATTTATTTCAGGTACTACATTAACGGTAACAGCAGGCTCGGTAACAGGCACAATTACAAACGCCCAATACATTATTGCAAATGGCACGGCACTAGCATCAGGAACTAAAATTACAGGTGGTTCAGCACTTTCATGGACAGTTAATAATTCTCAAACTTTAGGTTCCGCTTCAAGCCCTGTATCGTTTACAGCTCTAGGTCCTATTTTAGTGGGTTCTGTAGCGGATAAATTAGGCTGGGTTAACGTACAGATTGACAATGGCTTGCCAATGGCTGCGATTCCTAGAACTCCTATTATATCGTTCTTGTCTCCATTACAGCTATCAAACGTATTATTCTCGTCAAACGTTGCTACTTTAATTGGTACACTAGGAACACAAAATGATGATGCAGTAAATATCTTAGGTGGTGTTATTAACAATGTGACACTAAACAATGTGACATTTGGTGCATTGGCAATCCCAACAGGCACAATTACTAAAGTGGCAGGTAATACAAGCGCTGGCGGTTTAGCATCAGTAAACCCAGGAGCTTTGGGTAGCGCATTATCATCAACAACAGGTGCATCAGTATCTGCTGGAAGTTTTTTAGTTAATTCTCAATATACAATTACATCGCTTGGCTCAACTACCTTTACTAGTATTGGTGCTACATCAGGCACGTTTACAGGTACAATTAATAACTTAGCGGCACCACCAGCGGCAGGCACAACACTTACGGTAACTGCAGGTAGTGG